CTCTTTCACTTTGGCCTGCTACTGGTTGTGCTACTGGTTGTGCTACTGGTTGTGCTACTGGTTGTGCTACTGGTGCTGGAGCCTCTGCTGGAAATAAACCTTTAAATCTTTGTGCTATTTTTTGATCTGCTGGATCGGTAAAATAAGTAATTGGCGGCTTATTGCCTGGCATACGGGCAAGAATATATGGATCTTGTCTATCTGCACCGCCTAACCATTTTTCTTGTTCTGGACTGAATTGGAATCCGCTAGCTTCGTTAACGGAAGTCTTTGATTCAATAGCATCCATTTTTGCAATAAGGTCGCGTAAGTTCATTTCACATCCTAATTATTTTCTCAATACACGATTAGCAATAGATCTGCTGTATTGTTTTATATATTGTAATTTTTGTTCTTGTTCTTCTGCTCTTTCTTCTGCAAGACGTGCCTCTGCTTTCTGAAAGTATTCTTTAATAATAGAAGATTTATTGTCTTTATCTTTTTGCTGATAATGTTGCATTGCCATTTGTACAGGAAGGCTAACCTTATGCGGATTAGCTCCCTCGTTAATTATTTGTACAAATTTTTTCATGTCATTTACGCCTTCTACAGGCTTTGCAGAAGCATTATCTAAGGCCTGTAGAATACGTTTCATGTCCATGATATTAACCTAAAAGTTTTTGTGTCAATTCTTTTAGACGTGCAACTTCTGCACTTTCTGCAATCATTTCAACTTTTGGCTCTGTTGATTCTTTACGTAAGTTCTTTAAAACTGCGCCAGCAATTTTTTCGCCTTTCTCACCGCCACCTGCTTTCTTAGCAATCTTAGCAAAGTTCTTACCTGGCTTGCCGATATCTTTACCAGCGGCAGCTTTCTTTGCAGAGTAGTCACCGGTTGAACCTTCTTTAACATTCTTTGCTTTTTTACCAGCACGTAACGCAGCCAAATCAGATTTTTCAATTTTCTTATCACCGTCAACATCTAATTCGTCTTGGTTGCCTTTAAGCTCTTCTTTTACTTTCTTGTCTTTCTTCTTACCGCCCATTTCGTCTTTACCCAGGCGACCTGCGATAACATCACCGCGTGTTACTTTGTCATATGGTTTAGCATTGTTAGCTAAATTGCCATCGTTACCTTCATAAACACCTTGACCGTAAACTTCGTCAACTGCTTCTTCTTTCTTACCAAACTTTTCGCCACCTTTCATACCCCAAGTGTTGCCCTTGTGCTTAGGTAACTTAATATCGTTTGACTTTTCAGCTTTCTTTTCAGCAGCCGATTTTTGTTTTACTTTACTTGGTGCTTCTCCGTGTTCTTCGTCGGAGAAATCAGTACGCTTGTGTACAACACCGGTTTTGGTTTTTGTTAGTTCGCCTGTAGAAGTTTTTTTAGTATCGCCTACTTTTGCACCTGAATCAAACCCTTCGTCAGTTTCTTTTTCTGCACCTTTTTCTAAATCATCAGGGATACCGTTCTTGTTCTTATCAACACGACGAATAGCTGCCGCCATTGCTTTTGCCTTGCTGTTGTATGCACGTACTTTTGCTTTTAGCTCTTCTGGAATTTCTTTTTCAACTACTCCAGAACCACCACACATTTCACATGTGCATGAATGACCTTCATTAACTTGCTTACCAGTAATTTTGTCTGCTTGTACTTTCTTCAATTCTGCAATCTTTGCTTTTGCTTCTAGAAGTTTATTCTTTAACTCAGCCTTAGCACCTTCAGCAACCATTTCAGCACTATCTAATTGGTGTGCATACTCAGTAAACTTCATTTCGTATTCTAAGTAATGATATACACTGGCAACATAATCTGCCGCCTTTGTGATCTTAGCTTGAACCCAAGATTCTAATTGTGCATTATCGTCTAATTGTTTGAATAGTTTTAAAGAATAGTTTGCTAGTTTGTATAAGTCAGCTCTAGCCATCGCTCCTTCGCGATCATTGGCTGCTTCAGCGCCTGCGTTATGAGCCGCTGGGTTTGTCATATCTGGTTGCATGTCGTGCATGGTAAGAACTCCGTAATTTTATAATATATTTATCGTTTTACTGCTCCGCCACCAAATATGTTATTTGGCATATCTAGGGCGTTTTTAGCAGTACCGTCTGCATTTTTCTTTTGTACAGTTTTAGGAACTTTAGGTGCTTTAGTTCCTGATTGTCCTGGGCTACCTGTATAGCTCTTATTACCTCTATCTTTTCCTATTGCTAGATGGGGGCTTACTACAGTACCAACATTTCCAGCACTAGTAGAACCAGCAGTAGCAGTTTCGTCTAACTTGCCGAGTATTTTTTTAGCTTGTTCTAAATTATAAAGTTGACCTTTTAAACGATCGTATTCTTCTTTACCCTGATGCCACGTATTTCTAGCACCGTATTGGTAATCGTTATAAGCACGTTTAATAGCAGGCTGAAGTTTTGCAATTTCAGCATCAATATCCACATCTGCATATTTGGCCCTAATTGCGGCCTCACGCTCTGCTTTTTCCTTGGCTTCTTTTTCTGCCCAGAATTTATCAGTGCGAACTTTAGCACGAGCAAGACCTTTTTCTCTCTGTGCGGCTTTGTGAAGATGTTTTTCTTTATCTTCAGGCTTACCAAAGGCTGCGCTCATTTGTGATAATGCGCGATTCATGCTAGCCTTTTTATGATAATCGCCTAAACTAACTTCGTTAATGATATCTAAAATTTTCATTTTCTACCCCTAAATTCTGCTGGAAAACCTAACCAGTATGGGCGACTGAACCATAGTTTAAACCATTCTAAGTCGCCCGGTCTAATGTTTTTTTCTCTTTGTATCTGCGCCTTTTCTGTACCGGTAACGCTGATATTACTACCTTGGTACTCAACAAGACCCTTGTATTCGTTAACACCTGCTAATTTTTTAAGTTGGTCTAGTTCGTCCATTTTATTTTAATGTTGATCTTAACATCCAGCTGTGCTTTTTATGTCCATCTTGACGCTCTGCTAAAAAGTTAGCAAGTCCGTGGTCACCTTCTTGCTCAGCCATTTCGTAACAAATTTTAAAAATGTTAGCTAATTTTTCGCTGTCTTGTAATAGCTCAGAAACCATAGCACCTTCAGCCATACCTTCGTCGTTCTCATCTTCAACTTTAGTTAGCATACTAAATTTTTGCAAACTTGCTGGTGTGTATAGTTGTAATGCTCTTAGTTGTTCTGCAAATGTGTCTATACTGCCATATACTTCTTCGTAGATTTTTTCGAATAATGTATGTAGTTGAGGAAAACTAGATCCTTCAACGTTCCAGTGAAAGTTTTGTGCCTTTAATGCAAATGCGTATTCACTGGCAAATGCTGTTTTTAATGCTAAATGATATTTTGGATTCATCTTAAACACCGTACTTATTTTTCTTTATTTTTGCAACTGTGCTGGTTTTATTTACGTCTGCTACTTCTTGGCTACGTTTACCACTCCAATTTTGAATAGTACCTGCACCTACTTGTTTGGCCGCTGCCTTTACCATTTCAAATTCTACATCTGAATATGGTTCTAATAATGGGTCACCTCCCAACCAGCTATCTGCTTCCATCTCTGTTGGATAGGTCGGAGCTCCTGCTAATGCTAATCCAAATCTCCAGCCTGTGTACGCAGAACCGTGTGCTTGATTTAATCCTGGCATAGTTGTAGCGTTCTTCATAGCAGCCTTGTGAGTTTTATCCATTGGCTTCATTTTGCCTTTGGTTTTAAAACCTGCTCCTGATGTGTTTTCAGAAATGTGTTGATTTTTAGCTTGCAGTAGTTGATCTTCTAACTCTTTAATTTGTTCTGCTAACTTAAATGCTTTTAAATTCTTTTTAGGAGTGCTAGCGTTTACATCAGCTGTTGTATTTTGTTTTGTAATAATACCAACACCTGCGGCTTCTTCACCAACAGAAACTTCTTTTTTCTTTTTAACTTTTTCAGGAAACTGTTTTAAGAAATGTGCTACTAGATCAAAGAATCTGATATTTCTTCCGTTGTACTTTATCGGAGTATCTGCCGGCACACCAGCTGCCTCACTAAATTCTTCTCTATCACCTGCACGTACCGCCGCCCTAAGTTTAGTTGCAGAACTTAAACGCGGAGTAGGTATTTGTTCAATGCTGGCAAACTTGTAATAACCGTGATTGCCTTCTTTGCCGTTATATTTTTGTAGTGCGTTTACTAGCCAATCTTCATCTGTACAGACTTTTAGGTCAACTGCTTCGCCGTACTGTTTGTATACCTTAGAAACTAATGTAAATAGATTTGTTTCCGGAATAACATGTCCAGCAACTTCTGGCCAAATAGCTTCCATTGCTAATAACTTTGCATCATAAGGTAGAGGATCATCTGCACCTTGTGTATTCTGATTTGTTCCAACATAAAAATGATTAAATTGTGCGGCTGTTTCCCAAGCGGCTCTGTGGCCTTTATGCGGAGGATTAAAGCGGCCAAAGCACACGCCTACAGTTGTTGTAGCCTGTGTTGGATTTTCAAATAACTCTCTTAATTTCATGCTGTTAATGCTCCCGGAGCCCAAGTAGTTGGAACAATCTTTATATTACCATATTTATGCTGTTTTTGTGCATAACGAACATGTCCTTCGCCGTGCGTATCCCAGATTTCTTTACGAGGTTGCTGTTTAATAGCCGCATCAACTTCGTCTTTCATATTCCTAATGCCTTTAATTAGGAAGAACATAGCGTCTAAACCGCCGGGATATTGTTGAATCATACTAACAATGTGCTGTTGTTTTTTCTGGCTAACACCTTTAGTTTGCATCCAGTCTAAGAACGTTTTACCACTGATACTATCAAAGTCTTGTTTGCCAGCGGCATGTAAATTGCTCATTTGATTAAAGAACGGATAAAAAATACCATTTTTATCAGGATCTGGTAAACTGCTAATAAAGTTATCAACTGTTGCACCATATTGAGAAACGTATTCGATCATAGAGTCAACTGCTGACGTATCGAATGTAGGAGCAGAGTCAGTATAGATTGGACCTTGTACAATTAATCCAGGTGTTGTATTAAACATACTAAAATCGTCCATCGGTTCTTGCGCCCTATCTGGAGCACCAAACGACGGGAAGTAAGCATGACCAACAACCATAACTTGTGCTTGTCCGATGCGTTTACCTAATTCACTACCTGCATCAACATGATAACAGGTCTTTGATTTAGGATTAGGACAGAATGTCCAGATGCCTGCAGGGTATTCTTTTGATCTTTCTAATTTTTTAGGATTTGCTGGTTCAACACCAAATAAGTTATCAGCATAAACAAATCCTACAAAGTCTTTAGGAGTTGCGGCATCAAACAAAGGATACAAGTTAGCAAAGTTTTTTGCAAATTCTTCTCTTTGTTTTTTCTCTTCTGGTGTTTTTGGATTACCACTTTGGTTAGCAATAAAATCAAATACGTCGTGTTGATTTTGTGCCTTAACACCTTTGCTCCACTGATTATGTCCTGCAAGTATTAACGGGCCATTTTTAGTTTCTCTCCCCCAGTATACTTGAGGATTGCCATCCCACTTTCTGCGTATCGTAGTAGCACCAGGCTTTTCGCTTGCAATTTCTTTAAAATGGCTCAGTGCTTCTAGTGTTCCAGCACTTCCTTTGAAAAATACTAAGTGTTCTGGATGGTTAAAAGGGCGCCCATACTTTTCCATGCTGTCATCAGCAGGATCTTGTTTGCCCTCTCTATAAAACAGTTCTCTTAGTAACACGATTAATCCTTAAGATTGTCTTCTTCAACTTGCTTGCAGAGTTCCTCGTGCATTTGCTTACAGACCTTCTTACAAGTTTCATCGTCGAGGTCTTCTGGTAAATGGCGAATAGGATATTGTTTGAGATACTCTTTATATCCTTCTAATGTTGCTTCTTTGAATAAATCCGGAGAAGTTTTTTTGTTCTTTTTGATGTTTTCTAAACATCTGTGGATAGCGTGATGAGTATGACGGCGGTAAACATCATCGTCATTTTTTATAAAAAATGCTAGATCTTCCGCTAGATCAAAATTTAGCTCAGATTGCCCGTCATCGGACATAGTGACAAAGTCTAAGTCGTTAAAATTTTTACCTTCAAGTAGTTCAACAATACGCATGATAAAAGCCCAAAAAATAGTATATTACACTAAGATGTGCAGATATATTATTTATCGCTTAGTGCTCGAATGGATTACGCTTTTACAATGCGCTCTATCTTGTTAATACTGCTACCTAAGTGCATTTTAGCCATAAGAACGTTCTTATCGCCGGTTATATAGAAGTATGTCCCGCCCCAACTCCTATCTCTAGATAGGTCTCTAACACAACTGTTAGTTAACTTAACTTTTTTGTTAGCTTGCGCCCATTCTATAAACGCTGTGTGCTCTTGTATAGTTTTACCTAAGGTAATTTTATATTCAAAATCAATCTTTGGTAAAATTACTACACCGGATTCTAAGCTAGCATTATCGGGCGGCTTGCTAATGTATTTTACTCTGTCCGGGTCTGTTTTTGATATTTTGTCTATATCTTGTTTGTTATTTGTGTAAATGCTTACACAAGGTGATTCAACACGAATATCAAAGTCTTTTAAAGATGAAACAATCTTTTGCAATTTAAAACAGAAGTCTAAATCATCTTGCGTTTTAACATTAGCCTTCCATCCTAACTGCCAGCTAGGTGTTGTGCTTTTTGAATTTAACAGATTAATTAGGTTAATGCTTCTGAGATCTTTTAATGTTTGTTGCATGTCTCCAGATCTAAAAGCATTAGCCGCAGGAACAACCAGTACAATTTTGTACTGGTATATTCCCCTAAATAATCGATTAGTTACCTTGTATAGCATCTGAGATAATATCCATAGGCACAGTAGAATCAACAGTTAACAATGGAACCTTTAATTCTTTACCTTTAGGAATGATAACAATTTTATCATCTTGGATTGTAATACTAGCAACGCCACCATTTTTTAGCTCACCAAACAACATCATCTTAGCAAGATCACGTTTAATTTCTTTATCAATAACGCGAGCTAACGGTCTAGCACCCATCTTAGGATCAAATCCTTTGTCTAACAACCATTCTGTTGCTTCTTTGTTAATTCGAATCTTAATACCTTTGTCTTTAACTTGTGTACGTAATTCGTCAATAAACTTAGTAACAACTTTAATCATTGTTTCTTTTCCAAGTTTATTAAATGTAACAATACCATCTAAACGATTGCGGAACTCAGGTGTAAAGAATTTATTAAGTTCTTTACTACTGTATTCTTTTTGCTGTGATCCAAAACCAATTGCATTTTTATCTGCTTCAGTAGCACCTGCATTAGTTGTAAGGATAAGAATAACCTGACGGCAGTCAGCACGTTTACCATTTGAACCAGTAATAAAGCCATTGTCCATCATTTGTAGCAACACAGTTGATACATCTGGATGAGATTTTTCAACTTCGTCAAACAGTAAAACAGCATTAGGGTTTTCTTGTATCTGAGTAATGAGCTGTCCGGCATTTTCTTCAAAGCCAACGTATCCCGGAGGGCTACCAATCAACTTACTAATGCTGTGCTTTTCTTGATACTCTGACATATCAAAACGTAGCAACTTAACACCTAAGTGTTTAGCAAGTGCTTTGGCGGTTTCAGTTTTACCACAACCTGTTGGACCCATAAACACAAAACTACCAATAGGTTTGTTTTCTGGTTTTAGGCCAGCTTGTGCAACAATAATCTTATCAACAACTTCTTGAACAGCAAGGTCTTGTCCGTATACTTCTTCTTGTAGTTTATCTTGAAGCGTTGCTAGGCCTTCACTTTGAGTTTCAGCAATAATCTCTTCAGGCATCTGAACGACCTTAGACAATTCGTGTTCAATTTCACGTTCAGTGACTACACGTTCGTCTGCTAGCTTTAGATTGAATCGCGAGCAAGCAAGGTCGATCAAGTCAATGGCCTTATCTGGCAACTTCTTGTCCGCTTGGAACTTGACAGATAATTTGATAGCCGCTTGAAGTGCATCGTCCTTGATTTTAACCTTGTGAAATTCTTCGTAGTACTTCTTAATACCTTTAAGAATCTGTAGAGTAACTTCTTGTGTAGGCTCGTCAACTGTAATGCGTTGGAAACGACGCATCAAAGCACGATCCTTTTCAAAGTGCTTTCGATATTCTTCCCATGTGGTACTAGCAACAACTTTAATGTTACCCTTGCTTAGTGCCGGTTTCATCATGTTAGCAAGATCGTTAGCAGAGTTACTTGCTGAACCAGCACCACTAATCATGTGTGCTTCGTCAATGAATAAAACAGTCTTACCTTTCTTTTGCAGAGCCTTAACAACTGCCTTAAAGCGTTCTTCAAAGTCACCACGATACTTACTACCTGCAAGCATAGCACTAATATCTAAATTGTAAACAGTATAATCCTTGAGGAAATCTGGAACTGCGCCCTTAACTATGTTGTAGGCAAGACCTTCGGCTATAGCCGTCTTTCCCACACCAGGATCTCCAACAAGAATTACGTTGTTTTTACTACGCCGGCCCATTGCCAGTGCAATATTTTCTAGTTCGTCGATACGACCAATAACAGGGTCAATTTTGCTTTTCTTAACTTGGTCATTAAGATTAGTAGTAAACGCGGCTAATGCTTTGTTACCTTGACCTTCGTTTTGTGGTTCCTCTTCTTCTTCAACAGTATTGTTAAGATAGTCTGCAAACTTTTCTTTATCTATTTCTGCTTTCTGAATATAGAAGTAAGCCCAGCTACGTTTCTCACCCATCATGGCAATAAAAACATCAGCAGGTTCAATTCGTTGTCTGCCATTAAACAGAACTTGTGTAAACGCACGATTAAGTACACGTTCTACAGTTTGTGTTTTTCTAGGCTTAACTACTACATCGGTTGTAGTAATTTCTTGGCATTTATGTTGCAAGTATTCAGCTAGATTTTTATTTAGGTCTTCTACTTTAGCTCCGTACCCTCGGATACTGTTGCTAAAAGTTTCATCTGAAAGCATAGCAAACAATAGATGTTCGATAGTTAAGTATTCATGATGTAATTTTTTTGCAGTATCGATTGCTCGTTCAAATACTGCTTGTAGACTATCGCTTGGTTCTACCATTGTTTTTCCTTTGTTGTTTTCTTGCTAATAGTAATTTTATTTGACTTACTTTGTTAGTAAACGTGATACCATTTAAATGATCTAATTCATGAAGAAAGCATCTAGCGTCTATACCAGTCAAAGTTATTTTACACTCTTTTCCAGTTTTGTCAAGGTATTCGACATCAATTTTATTTGGGCGTTTAACTTTTAACCAAAGATTTGGAAAACTTAAACAGCCTTCTTCGCTGTCTTGCTCTGTGTTACTTGATTCGATAACTTTAGGATTGAACATTGCTAAAGTTTCGCCAGTTGATTCTAATTTAATTACGAATACTCGTTTTAACAGCCCAACTTGGTTGCCGGCTAGTCCTCTACCGTGGAATGTTTTCATAATTTGAATCATTTCAGATTCAACTTCTTCTGCATTAGTATCAACAGAAAAATCCCATTCAACGGCTACTTGTTTTAATATTGGATTAGGATCTAGAATTAATTTCATCATTTAACATTCTAAGTTTGTCAATTAATAATGCATCGGTAATCTGAGGTGTCCTGAACTTTACAACTGAAACGAACCTTCCTCTATTGCGTGTGTGAGGATTTGTAAAGCCACCGCCGTGCTGTGCAAACTCAGTTCCAAAATCTACTCCGGGTCTAATATCTAATTCTAGTTCTTTTCCAGTAATAGTTGTTACTCGTTTTCTACATCCAATAATTGCTTCGATGGGGTTAATATAAATTTCTGTGTATAAGTCATCGCCTACACGTTGGAACCTGTCGTCGGGCATAACAACTACAGTAACGTTCAATGCGCCTTTTGGCACATTTGGTATACTATCATCGCCTAGGCCGTTGTAGCGAATGGTTTCTCCATGGCCAATGCCCGGAGGCAGATTAATAACCACTGTTTGTTGTCGTCCACTAGGTAGTTTATAATTGGCTTCTAGTTCTTTTCCAAGAAACGAGTCTAGCAGGCTAATTTGACATTGGATATTTAAATCTCGATTTCTTTGCATACGCCTTCCAAATATATCATGGAAGCCGCCACCGAACTGGTGACCAAACCCACCAAAGATATCGTGGAAATTATTAAAGTCCCCACTATTGAAATGGAATTGTGTTCCATTACCAAATTTTCGATGCTGGTCGTATTCGGCACGTTTGTTAGCATCACCCAATGTTTCGTACGCTACAGATATGTCTTTGAATTTGGCTTGATCGCCGCCTTTGTCAGGATGATGCTGATTAGCTAACTTTCTGT